TGTCGATCTTGACGTTGCTGGGTGGGGCGAGGATCTTGCCCTTGTTGAGCCCGAGCACGAAAGCAATGGAGGCCATTTGGCCGGCGGGGACATGCCAGCGCCAACCGAGTCCAGGGGAGACGAGGTACACGGCGAGGTCGTTGGAGGCTCGCATGAAGTAGCGGTCAATCATGTCGTCGTCATCCTGTGGGAGATAGGTGGTGGTTGGTGCGGGCGGTTTCGGCGTGCCGGTTAGGCGGGCCATGAACTCGTCGACGGGCCAGCTGAAGCCGGGATCCCAATGGTCAGTTCCAATGCCCGATTCGGAGCACAGCCGGTGAGAAGTGATGCCGGGTTGACGAGCGGCGAGCCCGTCGGCCTCGAGCCACTGTTTCGGTATTCCGTAACGGTCGCAGAGCGACCCGACAAGATCCACCAGCAGATCCAGTTGCGCTGACCCGTCGGCGGTCAACCAGTCGTCACGGCTGAACTCGGCGTAGCCGGTCTGCTCAATGCCAATGGAAGCCGAACCAAGATAGGTGTTGGCGTTTCCAACATGCCACGCCTCGTTCGGTGGCTTGACACCGCACACAACCTCGCCCGGATCGACCATGTAATGCGCCGATGCCTGCGGTGAGGTCGGGCCGGAAAACCACTGGGCAACCGAGCGAGCCCGCCCACGCTCCAACGGGCATTCCATGGAGTGAATGACAATGAGGCGAGGCGTGCCGGTTCGAGCCGTCCAGTTGCGGGCGGCGACGAACGGGATGGAGTCCAGATCCATTAGGCCGGCGCACCAGACGGGCCGATGTCAGTGATGATCACCGAATAGGGCGTGATGGTCTGGCCCGTTGACCCAGCGGTAGTGGTTGCCGCCAGATTCCAAGTTTGCGTGCTGGTGGCTGTTGAGGCGTAGACGAACGAGCCGGTGGAGCTGATCTGATCGTTGGCGTTGCGGGGGGTCCAGCGAATCAGTGGGTTCTTGATGTCTGTGCCGGCCGAGTTTTCGACGAACAGCGTGGTGACGGTATTGACTGCCGAGAGGTTTGAAAGTTCGGCCGTGACTGTCACCAGATAGTTGCGATGGTTGATTGCCGACCATGTGAACGCCGACGAATTGACCTGCGAAGTTGTCAGCGAAGGCAACGCACCAGGCGTCGCCGAGATCGTCACGTTGCCCCACGGCATATTCCACGGCAGACGCCACACACCAGCTGAGGTGTATTCGTACAAACCTTCGGTGACCGTGTTGGTGGTCAGCACCGATAGCATCCCAGCGGTGGGAGTGCCGGGGCCGTTGGTGTTGCGATCGGTTGTTGACGAGTACGTCGCAACAACCTGGTTGTTGACATACGTGTTCGCCCAGTCGCTGGTGATGTAACCACCGCTGGTGACCTGTGTGTACGGCATGAACCCTCCCGGGCTGTGAGGGGGCTACCAGCCCCAGCGGGTTAGATCGAAATAGCCGGCCTGTGAATCGGTGCCGTCGAACAGTGCCTGCCCGACGTTCTCGTACGCAGCCGCCGACGAGAAGTTGATGGTGGTCAGCCAGTTGTCGGGAGTGATTGAGTGCATAACGCCCTCGATGAACGACAGCTGCGAGATCTGCGTGGATTCATGCACCGGCGTGTGCGTTATGCGTGCGCCACCTCGAAGCCCGATTTGGCCCGAAGCGAGATACGCGAACACCGTGCCACCTGATGTGCTGTCCGCATACGAGGCGTTCTGCGATGCCAACGGTGAAACCGTCAACGACTCAATGCGAAACTCGGGGTTTTGGAACACGTCAATCTGACGGGCTGCCAAGCGGCGCACTGTCGCATCGGACTCGTTTAGAAGATCAGAGCGGCTGTTCAACCGATCGCCGTACAACGCTCGGGATTGCTCTGCGGTCACTTGCTGGACGGCGCCACCAACCGATTGGTATTCCACGACGTTGGTGACCAGGTCACCGTTGTAGGAATAGGAGACGTCTTGAAACACAACTCGGGTCGCAGTCGCATCGGACGCCTGATCGGCAAACGTCACAAGGTTCGCCAGTCGCCCCTTTTCAACCTGAGCGTTGATGGCATCGAAAGCGGCAGTGCCATCGGGCCGGACGTAGAAGTAACCGCCCTCGGAATCCGAAGTGATCTGCAGCAACGCCGTTGCGTCACCTTCAAGCGTTGTCGCTTGCAAAGTGCAGCTGCCGTCGTCAATGTCTCGAGGACCGGTCCACCTAGCAGCGTCCAAGATGCGATTGATTCGAGCGCCAGACAGTTCGCCGGCACCTGCAGCGGTGCGAGCAAGACCCCGCCACTGCGCCAGTCGCGACTCAATGCCAACGGCGGAGACATCCACGGTGGCGTCGTAACCCATCTCGGGATACTTCAAATCCCACGACTGGATGAGCCCGGTAAACAACACCCACGAAAAGGTGGTGCCGCCCGTCGTGTACTTTGCCCGCACACGAATCTGACGCAACACACCGATTGTGGTGGATGCACCGTCTCGGTACGGGCTCGCAGTGTTCGTTGGCGAGAACCGACCGTCAATGTTTGACAAGCTGATTGAGGCGGTCGCCGTGTTGTACTTGTTTGTCTGACGAGAGAACTGGTGCGAGGTTTGCACCGAAGTCACCCACTGGGTGATGTCGGTCCACTCAGGTCCGTAACCGGTCCACTGTGCGGTGGCCGAATCCCAAGTGTCCTCATCCCACTGCGTGAGCCCCGACGGGGCCGGCGGTGGACCAACGAACGACACCGGCCGGGACAGATCAGCCTCGACGTACAGGGTGACTGCGCCACCCCAACCTGTCGTGCCCATCAGTTCCTCCAGCCAGTGCCATTCATGCGCTCAAACCTGCGGATCGCTTCCACGACATCGGCACCATCGGTGCCAGGAGGCATCGTGATGTTCACCGTCATCGTGTTCCCACCACCACCGCCGGCCATGGCGTGTGAGGTCGACAGTGCGTTGACCACCGAACCGGAGCTTGAAGGAATGAAAAGCTCGGGGCCGTGCTCGCCGACAAGGGACATGCGCCCGGCTGGGAGGAAACCGCCCGAAGCGTTCTCGACCCAGTTGCCGTTCTGATCTTTGTGATGAGTTCTGAAGAAGTCGCCCTCGGTGGAGTGCGCCAGTTGATTCAGTACTTGAACGCGACGATCAAGATCGGAGATCTGCTCGGCCGCTTCCCATGTCTCAATGTTGAACTTGAGGTTCACATGATCCGGGAAGTTCTGAGCCTCAAGCGCTGCCAGATACAGCTGCGTCTTCATCGCTTCGGCTTGAGTTGTAGTGATCTTGCCCGAAACCGCCCAGTCATCAATTTTCTTGATGGCGTCACCGAACTTCTCAGGGTGCTGCTCAAGCTCGCCGCGAAGATTGGTGAAGGCCACTTCCTGATCGGCGGTGGCTTGCAGCAGCGTGCTGTTGGAATCCTCAAGCCGGCGCTGCGCGCTGGTCAAGTTGTCGGTGGCTTCGGCGATCTTGGTCTGGTCGCCTGTGGCTTGAGCATCAGTCAGCGCTATTTGAGCGGCAGTGACATCTCGAGTTGCCTTTTCTTGATCCTGCTGCGCTCGCGCCTGGGCCCGAGTCGCCGACACCGACTTTTCCATCGGATCGAAGGTGGCGTGAAGCTGCGCATCAAGGTCTTTGGCTGCTTGAACGTGATCGGCGGTGGCGCTTGCTGCTGCGCTTTGAGCACCCGCTAAATCCTTGACCGGCGGATTTAGTTCTTCTGTTGAAGACTTGAGAGCATCGGTGGAAGTTTTTGCTTTTCCATATTCCGCTGACATATTGCCAGCCTGCGAAATCAAGTCCTTCATGGTCTGAAGAGAGATGTTCCCCTGTTCATACGATGATCGGACTCCGTCCACATATTTCTTCTGTGAATCGGTTAGGTAGCCGTAGTCCCTGCTTGCTTCAAGGGAGTTCGAGCCATTGTCCTTTACCTGTGTTGCGTATTCCTTGAGGGCGGTTCCGCCATCCTTGATTGAAGCAATGAAATCATCGGACGAAACCTTCGAATCAATGAATGCTTGGGAGAGGTTTTTGTCCGCAAGAACATGGGCGGCTTTGGTGCGTATTGAATCGTCAAGGGCTGCGGCTTCACCATTCAACATGGTCGTGAAATCCGCAACATTTTGTGCGTTCACCTTGTTTGAATCACCGAAAATCCCAATGGCCGCAGTGGCGACAGCAACGGCTGCGCCAACAGCAAGCATCGTCCAGCCGATTGGGCCAAGCTCAAGGGAAAAGGTAGCCACGGCAGTTTTGACCGTGTTGAACATCGGGCCGAGATTGCTCAAGGCTCCGACCAGCATTCCGACAGCGCCAAAGCCGATAAGAGCGACACCACCGAAGGTCACCAGTGGAACAAGAATGTCTTGAATTGGTCCTGGTATTGATCCAAGGATCTCGGTAAAACTGGTCAGCACTGGCATGACCTGCAAGCCAACCTGCGTCTTCAACCCTTCAAGGGTTTCAGCAAGTTTCTTGTGAGCCTCTTTGCTCTTGATGATCTGATCGACGTTGTCCTGAGACAACACCAAGCCCATCTTCTCGGCCTCGTCGCCGAGCTCCTTCATGCCGGCTGCGCCCTTGTTCAGGAACGGCATCATTTCCATGCCATTGCGACCGAACAACTGCAATGCCGTGGCGGTTTTTTCTGGACCGTTGGGGAGATCTTTGAACTTGTCTGCCAGCTCGGGAAGGAACGCACCCAGCGACTTAAGTTTGCCATCCGAATCTCGAGCGGATACGCCAAGATTCTGAAACGCTGGGGAGCCTGCTTCCATTGCTTTGGACAACTTGCCAAGACCCATGGCAAGCGTGTCGACCGGCACGTTGACGTGCTTTGCGACTGCTGCCAGTTTGGAGGCTTCCTCGGCGGTCATGCCTGTGTAGCGCTGAAGTTTGCGAACCTCGGTGCCAAGGTTTTCGGCCACACTCACGCCAGAAACGGCAAACGCCAGAAGCCCTGCGCCGGCGGCAATCATGCCCGCGCCAACCTTGGTCGCCGTACCTGAAAACTTTGACACGGTGCCATCAGCCTTGGCGGCATTCTTCTCCGCCTCGGTGGCCACCTTCTTCATCTCATTGATGGCGCCCGAAGCGTCACCAGTAATCAGAATTGCAAGCCGCTCAACAAGAGCCATGGTTCACTCCTTTGAGGAGAGCAGCATCATCAGATCGCCGAGGCGTTGCTGACGGGTAACGGATGGGGGCCAACGCATATCTCGAGCAAAGACGCGCAGGTAATCGTTCAAGCGGCCGAATCCAAAGGGGCTGGCGACACCTGTTCCCTCTTGATCGACTTCAGGAGCTCAACAACTTTGATGGCCTTGAGACGGGCTTCAACCTCTTCCATGGTCAGGTTGATCCGCTCGGCCATGCAGACAGCAAGAATCGCCCGGCAGTGAGACGCCGAGCGGATCGGCTCAATATCGCCCCAGGTGCAGCCTGCGACTTTCTCAATTTTGAATGCCTCATCAAGGGTGAGGTCGTCTTCGGAAACTTCCAAGCCATCGAATCGAATGACCCAACGCATTGACGCAGCACCTTCGCTGAATCGCAGCTGCAACGCTTCTAGAAAAGCACCAAGGTGATCGTCGTAGTCGCCTGCGGCGATCCGGTTGGCGATGTTCTGACCTGAGGGTGAAGTCACAGTATTCCTTTCAATGCGCCGCCGGCCTGCTTGCCGAAGGACTTAGCGAGCTCGCCACGCACTGCGTGGCCATAACCGGCAGGGGCAATGCGCAGCGCTGCCGCTTTCGACTCGGGCCAAGCGCTCTGCTCACCTCGAGTGCCAGGGTGAAAGGCATACGCGCGCAGGTTGCTGCCGATGGTCAGCGCATGAGCACCGCTGCGAGTTCGCAACGTCCCCGTCTTTGCTTGCTGACGCACCGAGCCGTATTGGTTGTAATTGACTTTGATCTGCTTGGCGCCGATCACGCCACGGTTGGCTTTGAAACCACCGGAAGCGGACCGGTCCGAGAACGCTGCGCCGATGCCGAGCCGTTGCGACTTTCGACGCAGCGAGTTACGAGTGCCAAGCAACTTGGCGCCGATGAAGTGTCCCTTGGTCGGCATGTACAGCAAGTGGATCGGGCCCCGATAGGAGACCAGCGTGGTGGCACCGGTGCCGCCCTTGACGTCGTAACCGACGTTCCACTTGCGTCGAGCAATCTTGCCGCCGACCTTGGCGCCGCTTTTCGCAGCGATGCCAAGCCAAGCGGTCTTGACCTCCATGCCGACGGACCCGGCAGCTGCACGGGTCGCGTCGGGCATGGTGTTCGCAGCCTTCTTGCAGCCGTCGACAAGGTGACGCACTTCGCCAGGCTTGAAGAGGCCGGGCATGGATCAGGAGGTGGTGCGAGTGAGGTCGCCCGAGCGGGGCCATGTCACTGACGTGGTGGCGAGATCGCCGACCTTGCCCTTGACTCCAGCGCCGGTGGCGGTCACGAGGTACGAACCGGAGTAGAGCGGGTTCGTAGCTGAAGTCGCAGCCGAGGTGGCCTTCACGGTGCAGGTGATGACCGTGCCTCGAGCACTCCACAGCGTGGAGTCAACCTTGCCGGCAGCGTAGTCCTGCTGGAACTCAATGGTGATGCCACCATCCTTGAGGCCACCGATGCGGGTGTGCGCACCAGAGGAACCGAAGTTGGTGGTGTCGATGTCAGCGGTGCTGTCATCGATTGTCACCGAAGTGACGTGATCGCTGAGGTCCACCGAGTTGACGGTGATGACCGGGCTGGTCAGAACAAAAACGGCCATGATGGCCTCCTTGGTACGCGAAGAAACCGCCCGAAGGCGGCTTCAGTTGGATTGGATGTGGCGGGTTACTGAATTGAGGCGAAAGCGGCGAAGCTGACCGAACCGGTTGTGCCGCCGAGAGTGGCGACAACTCGCCAGTACTGGTGACCGGTGGCAGTGCTTGACGTTCCGAAGCCGCTACCGGCAGCGCTGATCGTGCCAAGGGTCACGCGGTCAACAGCAGTACCGAACGCCAGCCCAGAAGCTGACTGCAGCTTGAGCGTCACGGTGCGATCGCCGGTGAGGCTGAATACATGCACCCCGAAGTAGGCGATCTGCGGGGCGGTCTGTGCTCCGAGCGTCACAATGCTGCCGGTCGTGGTGGCGCTGATGGTCGCTTTCGGCGCCAACACCATCCCCTGCAACACACCTTCGGCTTGAGCGCCCGAAAGCGTGGCGTTGATCTTGGCGGCGTCGCCAACTTTCATCGGATCCGAAATGGTCTTGAGCATTGCTCGAGCGGCGTAACAGCGGTCGCCGGCGGTGACGGTGCCGCCAGTCGGAAACGCAACAGCGGTGACGAGCTCTACAACACCGCCACGGTCACCGAAAAACGCCGGCTCGGAGATGGAGGTGTCCAAGAACGTCATCAGCGAAATGTTGGAATCCTGCAGCCCCCCGACACGAGTGTGAGCGCCGGTCGAGCCGAACGTGGTCACGTCCACATCGGCGTACATGGTCTCAATGGAGAGCTCGTTGGCGACCGATGTGAGGTCGTAGCCACCGAACCAGATGTTGCAATCTTTCAGAACCGGCATTGGTGCTCCTAGCGGGCGTAGACGGTGACATCGAAAGAGCCGCCCCAGTACTGCAGGGAAGCGACTTCTTCGGCGTTCAACGGGCGGAAGTCGGTGACGATCAGCGACTCGGCGAAACCATTGAGGGTGGGGTCGTCTTCAATGGCGGCACGCACCGACAGGACACCGGTCGGATCGGCGTACTCGTCAAGGCTGTAGGCCGCTTCGTCAAGTAGCCCCTGGGCGACGAGGACCATGACGCGGAAGCTGTACTGCTTCAAAGCGCCATCGCTGTTGAAGCTGGCGTGATAGGTGATCGAGGGCGTCACCACAACAGCAGCCGGCGGTGTGATTGAGCCGGGCTCGGCGCCGTACACCTGCAAACCTTGAATGGTGCTGAGTCGATCAACGAGGCCAGCGCGCAGCTGGGCGATCGTGGCCATCAGGCCATACCAAGAATTGAGTCACCGTTGCGATAGGGACGCAGCAAAGCAACAGCCTGCGGGGACATGCGACCGATACGAACCGCGCCCATCTCGTTGAAACCGGCAACACCAAACGGTGCTTCACGAAGTTTGAAGATCTCGCCGGCCATGATTAGACACGACTGGCGGATCGCTTCGGGCACGGCGCTCCAGCCCCATTTGGCGGTTATCTGCAGTGTCGGCGTTTCGGTGTTCATCGGCAGGATCGGCTTGTTGAACCGCAAGCGCCAGGTGGGCAGACCGTCAAGACCATCAGCGATGCCGTTGAGCGGTTCCACCTGGTAATCGGTGGACACGGTGTAGGTCTTGTCGTAGGTGCCGTCATCGGCGCTTGAGGCTTTCACCGAGGTGATTGACCAAGCGTCATCAATGAGAACAACTCGGGTGTCTTTGGAGTAATAGACCCGAGCGGTGGCGGTGCTGTCAGCCCAGAATCGGCGGGCGCAGTAGGCGTCAATCTGGCGTGATGCCGTGGTGATGGCATGGGCAAGATCGTCGCCGTAGGTCACTGCGTTGACGGTCATGTAGCCGGCGAGATCA